AACACTGATCTGATACTCTCTCGCAAAAGTTCCGACTTTCAAACGCTCATCATTGGCGACAAAAAATTCCCCAACAGAGAATGTGTAGTAACGGGTGATGTCTTCGTAATCTTCAAGAGCCATCATTGCTCCGATGCCGTATAGAGCCATACTCTTGTAGAGCTTTGGCAATTCGGTGTAGAGGTTTGATCTGGCAAAAGATGAGTAGATCGCTTGCTCAACATCGTCAAGCCAGCGTCTTACATTGATGTTTTGCATCAACTCTTCCGCAACCTTCAAATTAAACCAAGGTCTTGAAGGCGAAGTCGTGCCAGACATCATACCAGAAGTCAGAGTTCGCAGAGCGAGACGACCTCTTCCGTTGTAAATCTTTTGGTCTTTTTTTGATCCGTCATTTTTGTCCGATAAAAGGAATTTGCCTGTCTTTGGTTCGACATACATATTCAATTCCTTCCAGTGGGGAAGCCAACTCTTATCCCGCTCCGCTCTCAAACCTTCAAGGTTTTTGCGGAATTTCGAGATAAGAGATGCTTCTGGGGATCTTTGTTGCTCTATAGTCATTCTAAGATCCTGAAAGTTTTTGCGTTCCGGTATTAGCTGGTTGATCCAGTCCTAATGACCCCGTTACAATAGTCCCCTGTCTTCCACGAGCCGCTTTCAATCTTTGTGTTTCATCAGCTCTCGCTTGCTTAACAGCCGGATCAATAGGCGTAGGTGGCTCAGGTGGTGGTGGTGGGGGTGGTGGTGGAGCTGGCGCTCTCGGACTTCCTCCGCACATAGGTTTCTCCTAAAAAATAAGTTGATAAAAATATGACAAGCACAAGCAAATAAAACTTATGCAGCCAAAACCAATAGCGGTAATTTGGAACAATGTCCCACGCTTTTTGTTTTCGCTATGAAAATCTTTTTGTGATAAATAAGAATAGAATGTGGAGCCAATGACTGCAAGGACTCCGAAAAATGCTGAGAAAAATAAATTGGCAACAAACAACATCAGCAAAACTAAATATGCAAAACCAAAAGTTGCTTTATAAGCAGTGTTAAATTGCTCGTAATAAGCATTGTGTCTTGCGACCTCAAGCGGCGACTCTCTTCGTGGCGCAGGCTTTCTAAAATCTTTTTTATTTCGCATAGTTTTTTTAATTTTTATCGGAGCCTATCACACAAAAAAACAAATATGAAAACAAAATGTGCGATAGACCCCTCAGTAAAAAAATAGATCATCCTTTCAGAATAATCCACCAGTTTTTTTTAAGCAACCAAAAATTATTATTTAATGGATCGTAATCTGATTGATGAGAATCTGCCTCATCAAATTTTCTATTCTTGTCCGGCTCAATATGCAATGCGTAAGTAAGAGCAAGCGCATCCGATTTATCCGGTGATCGTCCCAGTAATTTTCTTATGTCATCTTTCGGCGACAAAATGATCTGGTTGCTTCTTTGGGTGTAATAAAATTCTTGAGCGACCAATTCTTCTTCAAGCTCAATATCATCTTTTGGAATTGCAAGATTTCTTTTTAATCCCTCGTTCAATTGCCCGTAGATGTAAGCCCGATAGTTGAAATACTGCCTGTCTGGAGCGTTCGCACCAAAGTTAATTTCCCACACCGGAAGACCCAATTGCAAGCACCGATCATAAACGCCAGCACCGATGCCTGTTGCGTCAATGAAGATCGCATCGAATTTTTCCCGGCGATGAAAGTCCTGAATCTCACGAACAACTTCCATCAAATCTCTGGTGCGAATTTCTCTGCGAGGTCTTGACACCGCATCATTGCCTCGTCTCGGCTGCAAGATTGTCGGGTCATCTCCACCTCTACCGATGTCCACCCCAAGCACATTCGCATCAAATGCGTAGATCTCTGGATTGCGTCTCTGCGCCAAATAAATATCCGAGCTTTTAATTAGCTGGTTGCTTGCGGCTCTAGGTGGCAGCCCACGAATACGAGTGCGAACATAATCTGAATCTTCGCCATAATCTTCAATCGCTCGCTGGATGTATTGCTTGTTCGGGAATCTGCAAGTCCTACTGTCGATCTGCTTCGTGATCCAACGATGCCGGAATTTTGTGAAGCACTCGTGGAACCTTCCAGTGTTTCGTGTGTAGTTTCCAAACACAATCCAGATCGGCTCACCATCCGTCAAACCACCTTCCGCAACCTCCCAGATTTTATCCGGCACGGCAGACGCTTCGTCAAAAATATAAAATGGCGTTGAATCCATAGCGTGCAACCCAGCAAAAGCCTCTGAGTTGTCTTCTTTACAAGTTTGTCCATCCGCTCTCCAGTTGTGTTTCAGCTTCGGAGAATCGTGCCAGATACCCAGAGAACCCTTGGAATTGCTCATATCGAACATATCACCAAAGATGCAACGCTCCTTCCACTTCTTCAACTCCGCCCAAGTTTTCGTCTGCAACTGAGCGAAAATCGAAGCGGTAATAATTCCCCGGCACTTCGGTCTTGTCGCCATCACCCACAAAATAATCCACGCCACCAGCGCAGACTTACCAATCCCGTGTCCCGATGCCACCGCAATCTGTGTCGGCAAAACAGGATCCACGCCGTTGAACTGCTTCTGCTTCAACGAATCTCCAAGATCCTGCAACACCTCAATCTGCCACTGATCCGGCTCCAATCCTTTCAGATCTTCTTGCCCCCAGCGAAACGCATACATCACAAACCCTAGAGGATCGTAATGAAACCGCACCAAGTCCGCCGCAATATCTGGATTTCCGTTTTTAGATTTGGTCATCGTCTTGCACCTCGCCATTGATTATTTTTGGAGCCTGCATAATTCCCGCGCGCTCTCTAGCTTCACGAATCAGATCCGCCATATCTTTTCCAACATCAACTTCTTTTTTGTCAATAAACATCGCCTTCGTTTTCCCTAAAAGTTCCAACGCCTTGATGGCAGCAGAAGGATCTCGCATCTTCGTCTTCGAGATTACATCGCCGCTCTTCGTAAAAAATTCTTCCTTAATCGTCTGCGAATTAAAATCCGCAATCCTTGCCAATCTCGTGATGATAAAATTCTTATCCACATCCCGCTCCTCCTCCACATCATCCTCTTGATCCATCTCAAGTTTGATGTTCTGCGCTCCAGCAAGAGAGTGAATCAAATAAATCGCATTGGCATCATCCATCAATCTCGTGGAATTATCGTGGGCTTCTTCCTCGCTCCACCCAGCACGCTTGGCGGCTTCAAAAGGATTCTGGTCCAGCAAGTATTCGTGGCAGAAACGAACCTCTTTCCACTCCATACGGTCGATCAGCTCGTTTTTTCTGTCTTCGATTGTTATCGTTTTGGTCATATTTGATTTTTGATATTTGAAGTTTGCTTAACAGAATAGCTCCCGTTTTTTTTGGAGTCAAGGTTTGGTGAATCTGGGTTATGCGGATTGCCCTCGGTTCTGTTTTTTGAAGCGGCATAGGAAATTTTGGTGTGGGGAAATGTGTATATGGGTGGTGTCGACCGAAACAAAAACCCCCGGATACCCCTGTCCCACACCGAAATTTACGAAAAGATTTTTTTCCCCTGAAAAATTCCCACCAACCCACGCGGCTCTAGGCTTCGCAAACATACGACCCAATGAATACGCGGGTCGTAGCTGTCGCAATCCAATGCTGGTGCGGATTGATGGCAACAAAAATGAGTTGGTAGCAATCCCAAAAACAACTAAAACTTTTATTCAACGCCCTAATCCACACGCTTCAAACCATTTCAATTGCTACGAACTCGCAAGCGTAATGTTAGTGTAATGTTTGCAAAGCCTTTAGGCTGTAGTGTTCAAGGCACATTACACGGAAATTACACGAAAAAAAAATAAAATCATTTCTGTAATCCTTATGGCTGTAGGCTTGAGGGGTGATTTGCGGTAGTTGGTAGATGGAAAAATTACGGGTGCAATGTATGAGGCTGTAAGCTGTAGCCCTGTTTTGTAATTGGTTGTTGATGTAGTGTAATTTTGATGCAATGTAGGCGGCTGTAGGCTCTATATTATATATATATATAAACATTACATAAATAATAATAATAGATACCTATAGAAAATGACTGTTTTTTTAGTGGTTAATTTTTTAACTTTTTATATTTTATAAAAATGCTATTTACCCTATATATCTATATTTTCCCACTTCGCGTAATGTAGTCTACAAACTTTCGTAATTCGTCAAGCCCCCATTGATTACAAACTCATTACACGCAACATTACACTACACTACAAACAGCGTAATTTTACGATTTTCAAAGCTGGCGAGCTTACGGGCTGTGCGATTGCGCGCGTAATTAAATCTTACTATGATAAT